GATGATATTAGCTCTTTTAAACGCTACTGGAACAGCATGGTGCGCGGCATTAATAACGCATGGACGCTGCCGGTTATGGTTTCGAAAAATCAGGAATCAAAAGCCTCATTCGAGAATTTTGGTGTTGATGTAAACGAGATCATGTTTGCTAAATGGATGACGTTTTTGACATCCATTATCTGCGCTATCTATGGCATTGCGCCGGATGAAATCAATTTCGAATCGTTCACAGCGGGCACGTCAAGCCTGAGCGGATCTGACACCGAAGAAAAACTCATCAATTCGAAAGATAAGGGGCTGCGGCCGCTGCTTTCTCATTTTGAAGATCTTTTCTCTGATTACATCGTTTCTGAGTTTTCGGATAAATATTGTTTTCGTTACTGCGGTTTAGATGAAAAAGAAGAATCGCAGATATGGACAGAAGAACAGGCGTTGCTCACCGTCAATGAGGCCAGAAAGGCTCGCAACTGGGATGAGATAACTGACCCATGGGGCGACGCTCCGCTGAACCCGGCACTGATGGGCGCATACATGGCTGGCCAGCAGCAGCCGGGCGAAACGGAACCTGGCGTTCCCGGGCAGAAGACGCTAGCTGCGCCGAAAAAGCCCGCGGCTACTAAGCCGGAGGATGATGATCCCGGCCAGGATGACCAGGGTGCCGATGAGGATGGCAACGACACAATGACCAAAGCTTTCGGGTTTCCGACCTGGAGCCTTAACACCTGATTTCAGCCCATGCATCTCCGATGTCTGCCGGAGCCGACGGGGGCTAATCCGTCGGGACTATCCTGCCTCGCGCTGGTCGGGGCCGAGCTTAACGCTCTATGCCGACGAACCAGAGAACGCAGCCGCCAGCCCATCAGGGATGATGGGTAGTCGAATGGCGACAGTTCTGCCCGCTAACCCGGGCGGGACACCCTTCTCAACCAAAAATGGTGTCAACATGCCTCCTGTCTTTCTCGACTTCACCCGGATTTCCGAAAATACGACTAACGACACGCTTGAATATGTCTTCAAAGCCATTCATGACCATGACGACGGGATCTGGTCACCTCATGAATCAATCTTAATCCGCCGGATGATTGAACTTTTTAGCCAGCGAGGGCTTGATCGCCTCGCCGCAGTGAAGTCAGCAATTCTGGCGTGGGAAGAGGGCGTTAACCATCATCCATCTGAAGTCGTGCATGCGCGGCCGGGCATGATGGCGCGCTGGAGTGCTGACGAACTGGAACTGGTGCGGATCTATCTTGAAAGCCTTCCGCCAGACCAGTGGACCTTTGATGACCACATGATGTCTGTCGATTATGTGGTCCAGCGTTATTTGCCGCCGGAAGAACTTACCACCGAGGCGCAATGGCTCGCTACGCGGGCGGGACTCATGGGCAAGGTACAGGCCAATCTGTCCGCGCCGCCGACAATGACTCAAGCCGACCTTATCTTGGCGGCGCTTCCGTCGACTGTCGCGGCAGCGACGCAGGAATTCAAACTGAAGGCGCTGGAGCGGAATACCCTGGAATATGGGAATGTCCGGGCAGTTGAAAACGTCGTGTCGCTCACTGACGACATCCGGCACAAAATGCGCTCGGTAGTTATGCAGCACGTCGAGCAAAAATTGTTGGGCGGAAGCCCAGAGGGGCGCTCACTTGAAGGTGATCTGCTGGATAATTTCGCTATCCTCAACCGGGACTGGCGCCGCATCGCGGTAACCGAGGCCGGAGAGTGCCAGCTCCAAGGCTTTATCGCCAATTGCAAGCCTGGGCAGAAAGTCAAACGCGTAGAGCAATACGCAAACGCCTGCGCCTTCTGCAAAAAAATTGATGGGAAAATTGCCGAGGTAGTCCCCGCAGATCATCCTAATAAAGATGGAACCACGCAGATTTGGCCCGGTAAAACCAACATAGGCCGCTCTGCGTCGCCCCGCAAGCGGGTGGGGGATCAGCTTATCGAGAGGACAGAGGACGAGCTGTGGTGGTTGCCGGCCGGGCTGGCGCACCCGCATTGCCGGGGCCGATGGGTGCCAGAGATTGAAGACGAGCCAGGTGACGATCCTGAATTTGGGGAATGGTTGCGGCAGATATTGGCCTAATTCATCGTTAATCAAATAAGATTAATCATACGGCCAATAAAAAAAGTTAAAACAGTTGAAGCCAAAAAAAAATGTCGTGATGGAACAATTTCGGCATGAAACGAGAAGAACAGCAGCTTGCTGATATCCCAGATTTTCTCAGCTTTGACTTAATGCTGAAAGCCACACCCTCTAGCGAAGGTGGAAAGCGTTTCATCTATCTTGAAGCGAGCAACGAAGCCGTAGATTACGAGGGAGAAAAGGTACTGGCGAAAGCCCTGAATGAAAGTTCGGATTACTTTTTGAAGTTCGGCAATATCGATATTGACCACTTTACCGTTCTTGGCCCGAAGTTGGGACTTCCCGACTATATGTCTTATGAAATCGGTCGGCCGGTAGCCGTCTCTGTTAAAGGGGAAACTACCATGGTAAAGGCCGAGCTGTACCAAGGTAGTGGCCCCCTTGCCGCCCACGCCAATATGGTTTGGGAATCCATGACACAACTCAATCCGCCGGCTCGATGGTACCCGTCAGTTGGTGGCGCCATTCTCGCCAAAAGCATACAGATTGACCCCGATACCAAAAACAAAATGGCCGTGATTGAAAAAGTGCGCTGGTCAAATATCGCATTAAGCCGCACGCCCGCGAATTTAAACGTTCCGGTAGCAAGCGCCATGCCCATGGCCACCTTCGCTAAATCGCTAAATCACTTTGTCTTTAAAGCCCTTGAAGCCAGCAATTATCAAACTGACGTGGCCTCGCTGACAGGTGGTGGCGCCATCGGCATGCAGTCGCTCGATACGGGCAAGCCTGATTCCTATTACCAATTCCGAGACATGATGGCCGATGCGATTCAATGCGCAACGGTCTGCTGTACATCCGAGGGGCTAATGGCCTGCGCGATGGAAAAATTTAATTTAACGTCTTCTGAGGCGAGCGAGTGGGTGAGTCGCTTTCTCGGCGACATCAACACGAATTTAATACGGAGCTACTGATGAAAAATTTTGCGCAATTGCTCGAAACTCTGCAACAGGCAGAAGTTGAACAGCAAACCTTAACCAAATCGCTCCCGCAGAAAGACCCGGATGATGACAAAACCATCTTGGAGTCTGCGGAGGAGGGTGATGACGATCTGGATGATAACGGCAACCCGAAAAATAAAGACCTCGACGATGCCGGTAAGCCCAAAGGTCCAACCGTTGGTGAAAACCCCATGACTAAATCGCTGACTTTGGAAAATGGCGAAGTCGTTGAAGATGCCAGCGAACTACTGAAATCCTTGCAAGATACATCGCTTGAACACGAAGAAGTCTTAACCAAAGCGTTACCTGCGCTGATCGGCATGATCCAGAACCAAGGCAAAGCGTTGCAGTCCCAGGGTGAGATGATCAAGTCGTTGCAGGGCCGCGTTGTCCAGCTTAGCGGGCAAGGTCGCGGTCGGAAAACCCAGCTTGTTATTACTGAAAAGCCGGTTGCTGCTGAAGAAACCTTGGCTAAGTCTCAGCAAGACCAACTCACCCCGCAGGAATTCATGTTGAAGGCCAATAGCGCCTACGACAAGGGCACTATTACGGGATTGCAATTGACGGCGCTTGACGTCTCTCTTCGTGAAAGAAAGCCATTGAATGAAGAAGTTATGCGGAAAGTGATGTCCGCTAATTCCTAACTACATCCTAACTGAAAATGCTGTTAGGAATTAAATTTTTAATTTTTGAGGAATCCTGATGGACGCTCAAGCTCTATTGCAACAATTTCAAGGTATTACCGCAGGTGGCGCGGCCGCTTTAGGTGCATCGCGCGGCGGCGCTCTCGACAGCTTGGGCGATCTGTCCAAAGCCTTGCAGGCCAGTAATTATCAAACTGACGTGTCCACACTGGAAGGCGGCGGCGCGTTGGGGATGCAATCGCTCGACACGGCCATGAAAACGACCGTCCAGGAGAATAAGCATTTCACGTTGTTTAACCGCCTGCAACAGACCAAGGCGACTAACATCGTCGACGAATATGTGCGCCAGTCAAGTGTTGGCGGATTCCTTGGCGGGTCTACCAATACCCAGATGGGCGTTGTTCGTGCCGCGCAAGGTGAATACGAACGCGAAGTTGGTTTCGTCAAGTTCCTGATGTGCCTACGTCAAGTCGGGTTCATTTTGAATATCGGTAAAAATATTACCGACGCGACCGCAGTCGAAGAACGCAACGGTGCATTGCAGTTGCTGACTGACGCCAATTACCTGCTATATCACGGTAATTCTGACGTCTCACCGGCCGAATTTGATGGTATTTTCCATCAGATCGACGCGGCAATTTTGGCCGGAAAGCAAGACGGTGCTTGTGTCGTCGATATGCGGGCTCAGCCGCTGAATACCGTCGAGCCATTCTCACAAGTTAATGTGGCCGTGAGCGGTTACGGCTCGTGGGGTCGCAGCTCTGACGTGTTTTTGCCAAACAGCGTCCAGAATGACCTGAACCAGGGACTCGACCCAGCGTTTCGTTGGATGCCTAATGGTAACAATACCCCGGTGATCGGCGGACAGGTCGACGGTATCCGGCTGACAAATGGCATTTTACGGACGAGCATGGATACGTTCATTCAGGACGAGCAAAACCCGATGGTCTATCCATTCGAGGTTAACAACGCAGCTACCGCCGCTGCCAATGTTGCATTCCTGCCAGCAACCTTAGCTGTCGATGGTACTCATACCGATCCGTCCTCCTATTTCACCACCCCGCAAGCCGGCAATTATTACTATGCTGTTGCTGGGATAGGTGCGCAAGGTCAAGGTCTGTCCGCCTCGATCCAATCCGGCACCATTGCGGTTGCAGGTGGCAGCGCTCCGGTTCTCACCATCTCTCAGTCCGCATCTGGCTCAGAGTCTGGTTATGCGATTTACCGCAGCCGCCAGAACGGCACGAATGCTACCAACGATTTCCGTTTGGTAACAACCATTCCGAAAACTGGCGCAACCACGACCTATACCGACTTTAACCGGGATATCCCTGGGACCGTTCGCGTGCCATTGCTGAATCTAGACCCGGGTGCCGACGCTATCGGCTGGCGCCAATTCCAGCCGATGATTAAGATCCCCCTGCCATTTGGCGTCGGTAGTGTGCCGGTCATCTCTTGGTTCCAGTTCCTCTTCGGTTATCTGCGCGTGACCAAGCCCAAACACCAAGGGTACATCAAGAACATTCTGCCTTCTCAGGCAAAATGGCGGCCATTCTCCCAATAAGTTCGGATAACAATTTCCGGGTGCCTATCGGCATCCGGTCTTTTTTGAGGATTTAATCATGTCACGCATCATTTGCACGCTTGAAAATGTCGGTAAAACCATCAATGGCCTTGAATTCGTTTCCATGGCCGGTATCAAGGGGCTTATCTCAGCGGAAGAAGTCAGTGAAAAACACGCCGAGATTTTCCTTAAAATCCCCGGATATAAAGTCCATGACCCGGACGGCGAAAAACGAGGAAAGGAAAAGCCCGAAACGCCGGCACAACGCAAAGCAAAACTGAAAGCTTTGATTGATGCCGAAAATATCCAGACTGACCCCCCGGAAACCCCTGAACAGGAACAAACCCCGGAGTCAGCCCCTGATGTTCAAAATAGTGCCGAAAGCGAAGTGGAAAACGGCGCTGAAGGCAACTCGGTTTTTTAAGGGGAACAAATGAGTAAAATTTCCGAAGAAATTAAAGCATGGCTGAATAAAGCTACGCCGGGCCTGTTTAAAGCAAAACTGGGTGACCTGATCAGTGATCTCGATTGCCGCATCGATAACATTGAAGCCGGCGTGATCATCGCTGCCACCGCGACAGAATCCGGCGCCGTTAAAGCATCTGCCGCGCCCAGCGCAACCGCAGCTCTCGCCGTAGTCTCTACCGCTACAGATCTGCCGACATTACTGGCAGCCCATAATGCGTTGGTTACCGATTACAACGCGTTGAGAGCTGACCATCTGGATTTTGTGGCAAAGTTGGTTGCTGCTGGATCGGTTGTTTAACCCCATTTCTATATAACTCAAGGCCGCCCAGTGCGGCCTTTTTAAAAGAGGGAATATGGCAACTATTATTGCTGGCAGCGATGCAACACTGCCCATAACTATTTTAACTGATGGCAATCCTATTCCTGTTTCCGGCGATATTAATGCCGCCATTTATACAATCAATGGCCGAACAGTCTTAATCGGGGCTCAGCTTGTTGACCCCGCGGCTGCTGGCGCCAATTTTAGCGCGGGTGTGGTCGTTGTATCTCTTTCTGCTGATCAGACATCTCCGCTCGTTCCAGGGGACGTGATGCTTGTCATGACCGGATCATTTGGCATACGCCGGTATCGGATGGTCGTTGAAACACTGGAAATGCCTACAAGAACATCGCTATTCATCAAAGATATTGTGGTCGATGAAATGCGCAACGAGCAACTAATGGCAGCGGCTGCAGGCGTATTACAGGATGTGGTAATCACCGACTCTTACATCTGGAGTAAAGTACGTGCCGCTGAGTCTGAAATTTCCCACCGCCTGCGCGTTCCGCTTGTCCCCACTCATTTTTTCCCACTTCCCCCTACGCCCGATCAAGTGGCGGCGCTGGATGGCATGGCGTGGCAAGACGAGGTCGGATATGACTATAACCCGGATATGTTTGAGCGGGACAAATGGGGTTTTATTGTCACTCGGCAACGCCCAATTATCTCAATCGTAAAATTGCGATTTTCGATGCCGTCTGCCGCTGCTTCCTATTTTGATATTCCGCCAGACTGGATACGCATAGATGCCCGTTATGGCCATCTTCGCATTCTGCCAACCACCAATGCTAGCCTGATCACAACCAGCATCATAGGCATGACCGCTTTGTCCTGGCACAGCGTTATCCCAGCCATGATCCAGCTCGAATACATCGCTGGATTAACCGATGTTGAAGACACTTATCCTGAATTGCTGGATTGCATCAAAAAACTGGCTGTTTGTAAAATTGTTGAGGAAGCATTTTTACCACAATCGGGGTCAATCAGCGCCGATGGACTGGCCCAGTCACTATCCGTAGACGTGGGGAAATACCATGACGTTATTGATTTGATCATCGACGGACCAGCAGGCTCTAATGGCGGTCTGCAATCCAAGATAAATGGCATCCGGACAATGGTTATTTAAGGGAAATAGTATGCGATTTAGTCGCGTTGGGTTTAACCGGTTTATCGAGAATATTGGGCAAGCTGTTATTTGGATGGCCTCATACGCATGTCCTTGCACAGACCCCCACACGTCCGCACCTGACCCTAAATGCACGTTATGCGCCGGTCGGGGCCATGTGTGGGATGACGGTATCCAAACGACCGTTGGTATTTGCACCCAAAAAACTCAGGAACGCTGGTCAAAAATGGGATTTTATGAAACCGGGGATATGGTCATCACTATCCCTGAAAATTCTCCCATGTGGGCGGCCGCCGGCCAGTATGATCGCGTATTGACGTTATCAGGGCTTGATGGCTTCTCCGAAGTATTATTCCACGGCGCGCCGACGGAAAAACTGAGAATGCCAATTCACCTTATTTACCGCGTATTTTGGAAGGACCCCGTCACAAAACAGATCGTTGAGGGAGGTATTCCCTCGTTCGATAATGCCGGAAATTTGAGATGGGTTAGCGGGGAACCACCGCTGGGCCTACCATATTCTGTGACTGGAGATAGGTACAGCGAATACTACATGTTCGATATGTTTCCATCTGACCGGAATGAGCAAGGCGGAATGCGATTGCCAAAAAATTCCGTCTTGCGCAAATGGGATGTTATGGCACGGGCCGGGCAGAGCCAGGCCAATCCGCCTAATTATTCACTCTGATACGGAGCATCAGAGTCATAGGATTTGCTGGGGATACCTGAAAACCATAATGGATATAAAACTGTTTCGCCGTTTCATTCAGTGCATGCACGAGCAATGCGCGAACGCCAGTATTCGCTGCAATGGTCTGAGTGCGGATCACCGCATCCTGTAATAATGAAGGGCCGAACTTCTTTCCCTGGACTGTCAGATCTACCGCTAGTCGACCCAGCACAATGACCGGGATAGGGTCGGGCATATTG